CAACGCCCTATAGACGTCTTCCCCTGTGGCCACAACTGCCCCGTTGGACAGTTTGGTTGTGCGGCCAGATTTCACCACACCCTCGTGAGAGAGTATGGTTACTTCGTGAACGCCGTCCTTCGCTAATTGGAAGAACGCCTCGTCACACTCTATCCCAGATACCTGGGTAGGAGTGTGGAGCGAACCTCCTGCGAAAGACGACAGGACTTGTGCCTTGACGGCCTCCGATACTATCGGAGTACCGCCAATAACTAGCGAGTCTGCTGCCATAATCAAAGAAGATTGAGCCACTACCCCATTTGTTCCGACAAAAGCGCAGCGGGGGTATTCTGTTGTGGACCAGTGTCCCTTAAACACTCATATATGTTTAGGGGGGGGGGTATACCTACCCCATCAATATTGTAAAAAAAGAAGGGGGGGGGGCATAAAATAATTATCGAAATACTTGACAAAGCACACTCAAATGTTGTATCTTTGTATAAACTTTACAAAACATGAACACAGATTATATAACTAGAATTACAGAAGAATTAGTAGAAATCTCTCAAAGAAATCACTATGAATATACGGATACTAGTAGCTTGCGAGGAGAGTCAGACAGTAACTAAAGCTTTTAGAAAAAGAGGATTTGAAGCTTACTCTTGCGATTTACAAGATTCTTCAGGTGGGCATCCAGAGTGGCATATAAAAGGGGATGTGTTAGATCAGTTATCTAATAATTGAGATTTAATAATAGCACATCCACCTTGTACACATTTAACTGTTAGCGGAGCTAGATGATTTACTGAAGGTAAAAAACCGTGATCTCTTCAAGACGACGCAGCTAATTTTTTTATGCAGTTTGTAAATGCGCCTGCTAAATTTATTGCTGTAGAAAATCCAGCGTCTGTAATGAGCACTAGATATAGAAAACCAGATCAAATAATTCAGCCATATGAGTACGGGCATCCAGAAATGAAACGAACTTGTTTATGGTTAAAGAATCTTCCTAAGTTAAAGGGTACTAATAATGTTAAAAATTACATGCTAACACTCCCTTTAAAAGAAAGACAAAGAGTTCATTGATTAGGATCTACTAAAGCTAAAGAAAGAAGTAAGACTTATGAGGGAATTGCTGAAGCAATGGCAAAACAATGAGGAGATTTTCTAATTCTTTATGGTGCGCCGTTTAGTATTATTAAACAAATAACAATTCCAAACGTTAAAGTTCCAATGTATAATTTAAATAATGTATGACAGCACTAACCACTGATCCAATTGTTTTATCTGTAATATCAAAACTTAATCAAAGATCCGCTACTGGTATTTCTAAATATAATACTACGCTCTTTGAGAATAATACAGATGACTTTCTTTTGCATTTACAAGAAGAACTTTTAGATGCAGCTAATTATATTGAAAAATTAATACAACAAAGAAATGCGCAACGCCAATAGTTTAGAAATCGTACCCTCCTTTGAGTTTCATGGACCACACTCTAGAAATTATCGTCTTAGGATAGGGCCTTCTTTAGAAAATTTTTATTCGGTATCTACTTTTTCAGATAATGTAGATTCTCTTATTTCCTTTATGGATAAAGATATATATGATTATTTTTATTTGGATCTTATTAATTTTCCAAAGCAATTTCATATAACTCTCTCAAAACTTCTCTCTCATCCTAAACTCGTTATATCTCCAAATAGTAATGAGTAAAGTAATTACTAATATTATTTTACACCCATATTCCCCTTTTTTGTATATTTGTACTTCCGCACGAATCCATCAGAATTCTGTGTCAACCCTCAGGCACCAATGCAAAAAGTAGCCCTGGGTTTAGAAGTCGGGTTAATAGACTTGAAGAAAGTTGAAATTGTCCCCGATAGCGGAGAAAATGTTTTAAAGAATAGAATGTGATGTTATTGAAGTGGTTCTGGTAGGGCACTATATTTCGCTAACGCCTTTGGTACTATAATACCTTATACGGCGAGGCATCCACACTTCATCGGGTAACCGTTTATAGATGGTAGCACTGGCATCCCTTAAGCTTTAAAATAAACCCCCACCAGGCCGGAAACCTGGTGCCCTAACCTCCTTATTTTTAAGGGGGAAGGGCAGAGCTGTATCCGTCCCCCTGAGCTCTTAAATCTCATCCCCCAAGGGGGAGCTTGAGATGCTCGATAAATCTCGCAAAATAATTTAAAAATATTTTAGTAAATACTTGACATCTCCCTTTTTATTTCGTATCTTTGCAGTAAATTAAAGTAAATGAAGATGAATGTAAGTTCAGACAATACGAAAGAGTTTCTGTTCAACACACTTAGGGTAATAGGATTGTTCTCTCCTGAGGATAAAAGTATCTCCGATACAGAGGCTGATCTCTTAGCGAGGTTTATGTCCTTACCAGATACTCACAGGTTCTATCCCTTCTCTTATAAGGCTCGTAAGTTAGTGTCTGAGTCTTATACTCCTAAGATGACAAAGCAGAATCTTTCCCTTAAAGTTAACTCCCTTATTTCTAAAGGGTATCTATATCGAGATGAAGATAACTTTATTGATTACACTCCCACTATAAAGAAACTTTTAAACATAAAAGAATTTAATGTTACTCTCCTCAATAGAGCCGCTGATTAAGCAGACTTCCCTTCTACTTAAGATGCCTGAGGATAAAGTAAAACACGTTATTTATTTTCAGTTTAAAGTTATCTCTGATAATTATAAGAATATTAGGTACGTAGGATTTAGGTTAGAAGACTTAGGTTCTTTAGTACTTAAGCCTGGAGGATTTAGGAATATGATGAGGCATCTGTTTATTAAGCTTCGTAAGAATAGATTCCCCACTGAAGTTAAATTGTTTCAATCAGCCCTTAAGATAAGGCATCAAGTTTATCAATATTATAAATCTAAAAATTATAAGGAACGATTTGGTTCCTGGCATCATTAATTATGGCACAGAAAAACACTCCGGTCTTTCCACAAGAGACTGTTCAGCAAGTAAATTCACAAAGAGAGTTTCATATTGCTTCTATTAAAGCACTTACAGAACTACTTAAGACTACTGATTCTACTCTTCTTAAAGAACAAACAGAAAAAGCACTCTCAAAACTTATTGAAGTATATGTTAACTAATATTAATCTTATAGGTAATAGAGTTCTTGTACTCCTAGATAAGGAGCCAGAGCACACTACTACTTCATCGGGGTTATTGATACCTCAGTTTACTTATGAGGAGACAGATGGAGGTAAGCTTAAAGCTAAAGCTTCTGATCTTACTTATCTTTCACAAGGTACTGTAGTTTCTATATCCCCTCACGCTAAAGATCTCCTTTCTAAGGAGAATACTGATTTACAAGTAGGTGATAGGGTATATGTATCTACTCACGCTGTTTCCCCCCAGTATCAATTCTTTATTGATCGTTCAACAAAGATCCTTTCTTTTGATGGATATATATCTATACCTACTTCACTTATAGAAGCTACTATTAAAGATGAAAAATAAACCAAAAGCTAATAAAACTCCTAAAGTTGTAGAAAACATTTCTTCTTTAGAAGAATCACCAATATATTTAGAGATGAACCAAACTGCACTAGAACTAGAAAACACTAAAGCAGAACTTGAGACTGCTAAACAACAGACCAATCAAATGCAAGCAATTGCTCAAGAAGCACTTAATAGATTGGTAACTATTGAGACTCGTCTTTCTCCTCAAGCATTACGTAAGCCGAATCTAATGACTATACTTTTCCATTGGAAAGAACTAATGCTTACTATTGCAGAAATTGTTTCCCTTATTAAGGAGTTTAAAGATCTGATACAGAAGCAACCTCAAAATGACGCTCCTAAATAGTTTTGATATACATAAGGATTTTTTCTCTACTAATCCTGAGTTGTCAGTTCTATTAAAAGATTTTTTAGAAATACCCTCTGAACATTTATGAGCAATATTTTTATACGCGCACCCTGATTCTAAGTTCTTTGAGCTTTCCCCTAAAGAACGCCAAGAACTTATTTATAAGGATTACCTTATCTCTGATCCTTCCTTCTCATGGGAGTCCTACTCTGATCTTCTTTCTTTTGTAGAAGACAATCTACTTACTAAAGTAGAAAGGGCTCTTATGAGATGGGAAAAGACGCTACATGAAAGAGATGAGTTTATTTCCTCTATACCTTATTCTTTAGATACCTTTGAAGCTAAAGATAAGATGGTTGCAAATACTCCCAAGTTATGGGATCAGTATGAATCTATTTTAGAGAGGTTAGCTAAAGAACGTCAAACTAAAACTCATGGAGATTTAGAGGAATCTGCTTCTGAAAAAGGAGAAATTTAGTGGTGTTCTTCACCACTATTATGGGGGCGCCTGGTATTGATTTGGTATATAGTGCTTACATTAACTGTGATGAAGGTCGTCTACGCCTTAAGTAGATAACAATAAATGACAACTCTTACGCAGATGCACTTATAGTGCCGGAGAACTCTACCAGCTACGTTTCTCAAGAGGTAGAAATTTTAGAATTAGTTTACGCTTAAATTAAATCACACTTAAAGGTTAATGAAAAGTAATACTGAAGACGCGGGTTCGACTCCCGCCGCCTCCACAAATAAAGTTGAACTTATAGGTTACTATGGTTCAGATGAAGTAATAGCTCTTTCTGCATGGACATCTACGTCTAGAGATTTAACCTCAGAAAAGAAAGAACGTATCCCCGCTTTAATTAAGCAGCTTTGGGATGCACATCCTGTTCCACATGGATCTCCGTTTGAGAAGGGAATTGTTCATTTCCTGGTTACTACGGATATTGCTTCACATATACATTTATTAAAGCATAGAATATCCTCTATTAATGCTGAGTCAGCTAGATATAAAGAACTTAAAGAAGATAAATACTATCTACCAGAAGATTGGAAGGGTATTAAGTCTAAGAGATTCCATAAAGATCTCCTCTCTATATTAGAGGAGTATACAAAACTTGGGAATGTTTATTATCATGAAGCTGTTAAAGAACTTACACCAGTTCTTGGTAGAAAAAGAGCTAAAGAAACAGCTAGATTTTTTAAGACTTATAATTCTCAGATAACAGCGGATGTTATGTTTAATATGCGGTCATTTCATAATTTTATTAATCAAAGGATGGATGATCACGCTCAAAAAGAGATAAGAGAAATTGCTAGAGAAATGCTCTCCATAGTCTATAATTTAGAAGGTGCTCCTTTTAAAGCTACATTAGAAGCATGGGGATTTGATAAACCTGAACTTATTGGGTAGTCGTGGTATAGAAGCCTTCATTTTAACTTTTGCCAGAAAAGAGAAGGATACAGGGTCCCGCCCTAGTATTTAAATTACAGCGGGAAAAACTGATAACAGTCGTTTATGGACCCGGTTCCCTAGTCGTAAGATTCAGGGAACTTCCATAGCGGCTTTACGGGGGCTACAGTAGCTGGGTACTAACCGATCTTCAAAATCGCTGAACACGCCCTTCCAAAAGGCGTGCGGGGGTTCGATTCCCTCAGCCCTCGCTAAAACTTAATTTTATGTGGATAAAAACTTCACTATTAATGGCTGAAGGGGATTCTTTAGAAGAGAATCCCTTTTTTGAAATACCAATATGGATAAACACGTCTCAAATAGTTACTATTAGAAAGATTGTAAAAGACACAGACGTTCCAGATGACTTAAAAAGATATTCTGCTATTTCTACTACGGATGGTAATACTTATTATCTTAAAGTACAAGCAGAGAATCTACTTAAAATGATCAATCCTGATAACGATGGTGGTATAAGTATAGAAAATGATACACCACCAAAACCAACCTTAGACACAAGTATATAATGGAAAATAAATTTACACTTACTGAACTCATAGACTTTGGTAATTATCTTCTTTCTGAGTACAGAATGAATATGGTTACACAAAAAGACGCTGTGCACGACGCAGATATTGCAAATTGGCTCTACAGAGTTAACCAAACTCAAAATGAAGATCAAAGTATCAATTAAATATGAGCTTTGGCCATATGAGCAAGAGCTTTCTGTAACAATACCACAGGATGAATTCCATAAAATGGATACTTATGTTGATTCTATGACATCTAATTTAAAGATGAACTTACTTACTCACGTTAAGAACCATCATCCTAATACTTGGTATAAAAATTCACCCCTTAATTTGGACAAATTAAAAGATTTACAAAATGACGCCAACTAAACAAGTTACGTTTAAAGAAGAAACAAGAGAAAAATTACTTAAAGGTGTAGAAAAGATTTCTAATGCTGTTGGATCTACATTAGGACCAATGGGTAAGAATGTAATAATCGAAACTCCCTATGGAGCAACTACTGTAACTAAAGATGGTGTAACAGTTGCTAAACACATAGCTTTAGAAGATCCAGTTGAGAACTTAGCTGTGGATATTCTTAAGCAAGCTGCTGCTAAAACCGCTTCTACTGCTGGAGATGGTACTACTACCTCAACTGTTATTGCTTCGGCTTTAGTACAAGAGGCATTTAAACTTATTTCTGTTGGTTATCAGCCCATAGAAATTAAAAGAGTCTTTGAGACTTTAAAACATCAGACTATTGTACAGCTTAATAAGTTATCTACTGGAGAACTTAAGCCACAAGATATTTATGATGTGGCTACTATATCTGCTAATAATGATTCTGACATTGGTGCCCTCATTCTTTCTGCTTATGAGTATGTTGGTACAGATGGTTTAGTGTCTATGGGAGAATCTAAGACAGGTAACACTTATCTTGAGACTGTTCCCGGAGTATCTATATCCAAAGGTTATGCTTCCCCTTATTTTATTACAGATTCCGCTAAAGGAGAAGCAGTTTTAGAAAATCCCCTTATCTTTATTACTGATAATAAGCTTAGACACACAGATGAAGTAATCCCAATTTTGGAGTATGCAGCATCTCGTAGAAAGCCCCTCCTTATTATTGCTGATGCTATTGATGGTCAAGCTCTACAGCTCCTTATAATTAATAAGTTACAACAAAGAATATCCGTAGTTGCTGTAGAAGCTCCTTCTTATGGAGAAAATAGAGCGGAACTGCTTCAAGATCTTGCGGCTATAACCTCTTCTACTATATTTACAACAACAGATGCCTCTAGAGCAACCCTTGATGTTTCCCCTATTAATTTTGGTTCTGCAGAAAAGGTAGTTATCTCTAAAGATAAGACTATATTTATTAATCCAGATAAAAACGCTGATAAGGTTGACCAAAGAGTTCAGTTAATAAACTCTAAAATGCTCCAAGATTCTGATAATCCTTATCTTTTACAACAGTATCAGAAAAGACTTGCGGATCTTAAAGCTAAAGTAGCAATTATTAATGTTGGTGCTGCTACAGAAACAGAATTAAAAGAGAAAAAAGATAGGGTAGAAGATGCTCTTAAAGCTATTGCAGCAACAATCGTTGAAGGTTATCTCCCCGGAGGTGGTACTGCACTTCTTTATGCTTCATCTAAGATAACTACTGATGATCCTATAACAAAAGCATACGTTAATGCTATAAAAGAGCCACTTAGACGTATAGTTTTTAATGCGGGTAAGAGCCCAGATATGGTACTTGCTACATTAGAGGCATCTACAGACACTAGTTTTGGATTCGATGCTAAAAGCTTTGAGTATAAAGATTTAAAAGCAGCTGGTATTATTGATCCAACTATGGTAGTTACACAAGCAGTTAAGAATGCTGTTTCTGCAGCTAATATGATAATTCTTTCTGACACTGCGATGGTTAATGTAGATAGGACGCCCCCATATACTCCACCATCACCAGACTATGTTCAATAACAGAGACTTTATAATAAAAGAAGTCCCTGAGTATCATCCTCTATCAATAGATTATAAAACATTTTGACGCGAACAGAAACGGCGTTGTATCGAAGGTTACTGGGCTGGCGGGACATTTGTTCCCCCAGCCCTTTACTATTATATAAACTTCCATACAATAAGGCTAAATAAATCTATTCACTCATCTGTAAAGTCTTTTGGTAGACCTTGACTCAGGGATGTAGAATATAACTTTTTTAATTATTACACTGAAGCCCGTGGATTCTCTGGCTTTAAAGATGATGACTATTATTCGTCTCATAGAATACTTTTAACAGATATAGATGATGATACCTTATTAAAGTATTACCCAAATACTATATCCTCTACAGGTTCTCGTAAAACTTATATTCCCGCGCGAAAGGCTTTATTCCAAACTTATGATTATCCCTTAGGTGTGCCTTTGTTTGAGAATAATCTACAGAATTTTATGCTTCTTGGATCTCGAGAATCTGGTAAGTCTTATCAGGTATCGGGACTTATAGCACACAACTATCTTTTTGATGGAGCTACTTATTATAATGAAGAAAGTATAAAGTATCCCTCTCCAGCTGAGATATTAGTTGGTGCTGAAAAATCAGATAAATCAGCAGATCTACTTAAAAAAACAAGGGATGCATTTGATTGGCTTCCCGGTAAGATATCTACTTTTGACAGGACCTATCCAGCCCCTTTTTCTAAAAGATTCAGAGGATCTTGGGATGTTAATAAAGAGATAGTTGCTGAGTATAAAAAACGTGAGAATGGAGCTTGGATAATTGCCGGATCTAAGTCATCTATTAAGCATAGGTCTTTTTCTGCTAACCCATTTGCAGCTCAAGGTACTCGACCTCTTCTTCTAGTATTAGAAGAGATAGGTATGTTCTCCAACTTAAAACAGGTTTACACAAATACTGTGGATAACCTTCGTAACGGTCTTAGGAAAACAGGTATGCTTATGATGATTGGTACTGGTGGTGATATGGAGAAAGGTACCATAGATGCTTCTGAAATGTTTTATGAACCTAATAGATATGATATTTTAACGTTTGAAGATATATGGGAGCATAGAGGTCAAATAGGATACTTTCTACCAGCTTACCAAGTTCTTAATGAGTATAAAGATGAGAACTGAGTTACAAATGAAGAGGCGGCTAAAAAAGCTCTTCTTCAAGTTAGAAAACAAAAAGCTGGAGATTCAGGTGGTTCCGAAGCTTTAAATAAAGAGCTTCAATATCGTCCAATAGTTCCTTCAGAAATGTTCTTAACCAAGACTGCTAATATATTCCCAACAGCAGAACTTAGAAGACGTCTTTCAGAAGTGCAATCTCAAAAGATGGAGGATTACTCTAATAAAGTAACTCTGTTCTTTGATCCCGCCGCTAAAGTTTATAATGGAGTTAGTTATGAAATAAATACTAAACTAACTGCTGTAACAAGATTTCCTTACGAAGGAGATGATGTAGAAGGAGCGGTTATGATATACGAATTCCCAAAACTAGTAGATGATCATGTTCCAGAAGGGGCTTATATAATAGGTTGTGACCCTTATAAAGATGATACTTCAACTGGTGGATCTTTAGCTGCCGTCTATGTTATGAAGACTAACAAGTATCCTTCCACTGTTGGATATTCAGAAATAGTTGCTACATATATAGGTAGACCTTACCTAGGTAAAAATCAAGTTAATGAGACGTTATACAAACTCTCCTTGTTTTATGGTAATGCTAAAATATACTTTGAGAATAACGTAGGTAACGTAAAAGATTACTTTGATAAAATACGTCGTCTAGATCTTTTGGCTAGACAACCAGTTACTATTTTTAATAAAAAAGCTTCTTATGATACAGGGCCCCAAATTATTTATGGTTACCCCTTATCAAACGATAAAGTTAAATGAGAAGCACTTCAATATGTTCGTTCTTTCCTCTTAGAAGAAAGAGGAGATAATAGACGCAATTTAGATGTAATACCTGATATAGGATTATTACAAGAATTAATCTCTTATAACCTCGATGGCAACTTTGATAGGGTATCTTCGCTAATAGGATGTGTTTTAGGTCTAGAAGAAATATCCAATCTTAGTCGCAAAAAATCCATAACCGATAAGGAGCTTTCTCAATTTGAGAAGGACTTTGATAGGTTATTTGTAAACAACACCAGACTATTCAATGTACAACTTCCCAAAACAACGCCTTCCTTATTCACGTAAAGCTTCTAGTAACTTTAAGTGGGCAAAGGATGTGGTAGATTCTATACTGTCATATTCTCCTCAAGATGAAGGAGTTGTGAATAAGTATAACTCTTCCTACCAAAGAAAATTATCAAATTACCAACTTTACAATAATCAACTAAACCAGTTTGATTTTGAAAGAGAGTGTAACCCATTAGGACTTGATGTAGGTCAATTTAAGGATGCTATACAACCCTACAATAAGACTTATAATAAAATACAAATACTTCTTTCTGATGAATCTAAAAGGCCCTTTAACTTTAGGACAATATTAGTAAACGCAGAAGGAGTTCGTTCAAAGCTCTCCCAAAGAGATGCAATGCTTCGTAATTATATTGATTCTGTAATAAAACAAACAATCTCTTCTCTCTCTGATATTTATTCCCCAGAGCTCTTAGAAGTTCATCAAGAGCATATCATTAATCCAAAAGATCTTGATAAATATATGAGGTATTCTTATCGTGAAAGGAGAGAAATACTTGCTCAAAATATTCTTCAGTATCTTTATCGTAAAATGGATATAAAAGATATTAAGACCGATGCTTTTAAGCATGCCCTTATATCTGGAGAAGAAGTAGTTTATGTAGGTACTAATGGAGATGAACCACATATTGAAGTTATTAATCCACTAGGATTTTTCTACCATAAGAGTGGAGAAACAAAGTGGATTCAAAAATCTCTTTACGCTGGTTATACTACATTTATGACTCAAGCAGAGGTGCTAGATCGTTATGGAAAGTATTTATCTCAAGAAGATATTGAGAAGATAGATACTGCTTTTGGTGATACAAATGCACTTAGAGAATTTTCTATGGAGCAAAACGCCAAGTATGGTAATCTGCCTTATGACCCAGTCTATCACGATACTTATACAACTACCCAAGGATCTTATGGAAAAAGCTCGCACACGGACGTGCGCGTATCACACGTTGAATGGGTATCCCAAAGAAAAGTAGGATTTCTTACTATGTTTAATGAGTATGGTGAAGAAGAAACTACTATTGTTTCTGAGGACTTTGAAATCCCCACTGAGTTTACCAAAGAAATAGTTCGTGGTAGATATGGTGTAAAGACTGAGTACTACATTTGGAAATTAGAAGATTCCGTATATAAACTTAATTGGGATTATATTCCAGAGGTATGGACCGCTACTAAAATTGGTCACGATATTTACACTATGGTTGGCCCTAAAGAAGTTCAGTTTAGATCTATGGACGATCCTTATGATGTTTCCTTAGGATATCATGGCATAGTTTATAATGCTACAAATGCTGAGTCTGTTTCCTTGATGGATAGAATGAAACCTTTTCAGTATCTTTACTTTATAGTAATGCATAAGCTTAAAAAGCTCATTGCTCAAGATCAAGGTAAGGTATTCCACTTTGATGTATCTATGGTTGATCCAAAAATTGGTATAGAGAAAACACTCTATTATCTTAAGGAAATGAACCTTGATATATTCAATCCTCTTGCAAATGCGGATGAACCAGGACAAGCTCAAAGAGGTAAGATAGCTTCAGAAACAGATATGTCGAATATGCAGTATATAATGAACTACATTAATATACTTGCAGCTCTTGATAACCAAATCTCTGAAGTAGCCGGTGTATCTAGACAAAGAGAAGGACAAACTACTCCAACTGAAGCTGTATCAAATGCTCAGAGTAATATACAAATGTCAGCTCTTATTACTGAGATATACTTCCAAAGCCACGCCAAGATGTGGGAAAAATCATTAACTGCTCTTATCCATGTTGCTCAGCACGTTTGGAAAGGTAAGTCGATTATTAAGCAGTACGTGTTAGATGATATGTCTCTTTCTACACTTGAACTTTCTCCAGAAGATGTTTCTAATTGCGACCTAGGTGTTTTCCTTACAGACTCTGGCAAAGAATACGAAATGTTCTCAGCTCTTAAAAGTATATCTGATGGCCTACTTAATACAAATCGCGCTACATTCTCTGATCTTATTACTCTTTACGAAGCGAATTCTTCTGCCGAACTTAAAGCGGCTATCAGACAGTCTGAAGAAGAAACCTTTAAGCGGGAACAACAATCTCAACAGCAGCAAATAGAAGCAGCCCAACAGCAGCAACAAGCTCAACAACAGTTTGATATAATGATGCAAGACAGGCTCTTTGAACATAAAGAACGTTTAGCTCAGATAGAAGTATTTAAATTCCAAAAGGATATTGATATAGATAATAACGGTATTCCTGATCCACTCGAGATACAGAAATTTATTTCGGATCAAAATCTACGTGAGAGAGAACTTGATTTAGCTGAAAAGAAATTTGAAAAAGAATCAGACCTAAAAGAGAAAGACCTTAAAATAAAAGCTAGAAAATCATCCAAATAGTAACTTGGCTATATAAATAAAAACGATTTTTAACTAAGTCTTTTGTTGCACAATAATAAACATAGTAATTTTACATGATAAACGAAAACGATGACTTTTTCTCCTCAATGTTTGGAGATGCTAAAGCACAAACTACTGAAGAACCTACTGAAATAGAACAGGAAAACGAAGAAACTCCAGTTAATGAAGAGCCCCAGTCCCCTTCGGAACCTCCACAAGAACCATCTGAAGAAGTAGATGATAAGCTACAAGCTTACATAGATTTTCTACAGCAAAATGAACTTGTAGATATTCCTGAAGAGTTTGATTTTAAGGGTACACCAGATCAACTTCAGCAAGTATTTCAATACACAAAACAAAAGCGTCAACAAGAAGCACTAGAGACAATCTTTAATAGTCTTCCAGATGATTTTAAACCTGTGTTAGAATATGTAGCTAATGGTGGAAATTCTGTAGTTGACTTTATGAATATGTACACGCAAGACCCTCTTGCAACTGTTGATATATCAACAACAGAAGGACAAAGAAGAGCCGTGTATTTAGCATTAAGAGAAACATCTAATTATCCGGATGAAAAGATAAATAAAATAGTTTCAAGAATAGCAGAAGATGAAGATGAATTGGCTTCTGAAGCTGCCGAGTCTTATAGAGAACTTCTTTCCTTACAAGAACAGAAGAAGTATGGTATGATTCAAGAAGCTAAGATTCAGCAGGAACGTCAAAAACAAATGATGGAGCAAAAAACTCAAGCTCTTTATTCTGCAATAGATTCTTCACAAACTATTCATCCACAAAGAAGAAATAAAATAAAGGCGTTCTTTTTTGAACCCGTTAATACGCAAGAAGGAGTTACTACTGGTTTTAATTATGCCATAAACTCTATATTGCAAAATCCAGAACATCAAGCTCAGCTTGCTGACCTGCTTTTAGAGTATGATCCTTCGTCTGGTTTTTCTTCAGACCGCCTTGAAAAAAGGGTTAAAACAAAAGCAACACAACAATTCCAAACACTATTGTCTAAAGCAATAGATCCTAAACAAGTTCAGAAATCTTCTACGCGTCCACAGTCTTCAAAAGACTTTGACTGGGATGTATTTAATCAGTCTATGTAAATTAATTTATGGCTAATCCTCAATCTTCCTTAATTATTAAACATTGGGATTCCTTTGGAGGCAACTTCATTGATTCCGATTACTTGGCAGCCGCTTACGAAACTGGTAAGCCGCACTACTTGCCCGGAGCACTTATGAAGATCTACTCTTCTGGCTCACAGTTTTTTAAAGTAAAACCTTTCCTTAATCTCGTTGGTATGGGTACTAACGGTGGTACTGAAGTAGAAACAGAGATCGTTCGCTGGCGTCTTCAGGGCGCAGAATACAAGTGCGCTCGCGTTATCGAAAACGTAGAATCTTCCAACCTTACCCCAGGTATCAACAACACTCAGTTCCGTGTTAAACTTGATCTGGATTACTACGCTTACCCAGATGTTCTCGTTCCTGAAGACAATGACTACAATGTACAAGTTGTAGACAAAGTAAGCGATGGTACTGGTACTATCTACACTCTTAAACTGATCACCGACGATCCAACCAAATATCTTGATGCTCAATACCTGAACCCAGGTCGTGAGTGGTGCAAAGTATCTACTGCAGTTCCTTCTGAAATGAACCAGTGGTTTGGTACTCAGCAGTACCCAGCAATCTTTGAACTTGAGTCTCAGATTGGTGCTTTCGGTCAGAAAATTGATGTTACCGATAAAGCATGGCGTCAGCAAGGTCGTCTTGGTTTTGAATTTATGTCCACTGACTACAACGGTCGTTCTTCCACTGTAAACAAGTTCCTGCCTTACGCAGAAGCTATGATGGTTGATGAGCTGTACAAATCCATGGAATGGGCACTTGTTTATGGTGAGAAATCAACTATGACAGGTCCTGATGGATACTGGCAGAAGACAGGCGCTGGTATTCGCCAGCAGCTAAAAGACTCTTGGGTTCAGTATGTTAACGGTCCTTTGACTGTAAACCTCCTCCAAGACTTCCTGCTCAACATCTTCTTCGGTCGTACAGATGAAGCAAATCGCGGTATCACTCTTATGACTGGTCAGCTTGGATCACTTCTTTTCCACAATGCCCTCACTGCTGTTGCTAACGGTTTCTTGACTGTAGATTCTAACTACATCCGTAGCGAATCCAATCCTAATTCCTCAACTCCAGGTCTGGCATTTGGCGCACAGTTCGTTCGTTACACTGGTCCTCTGGGAATAGACATCCGTCTTATCCACAACCCACTTTACGACGATCTTCGCTACTGCAAGAAGATGCACCCACAGTACCCCAACATTCCAATTGATTCTGCTCGTATGACTTTCCTGAACATCGAAGGTCGTGGTGTAGAAACAGCTAAAGGTCTTGGTAAGAATATTGAACTGCTCAAAGTTAAAGACACTTTCCGTTACTTCTACGTTCCTGGATCAGTTACCCCAATGGGTCCGATCACTAACAAGGGTATGGCTGTAACTGCTAAAGCTGGTTACACTGTAGCCATCGAAGGTACAATGGGCGCAATCATCCGCGATGTTACTTCTTGCGGCGAGTTGATTTTAGAAACATTAGATTAATGAAAGCAAAGCTTGTTACAGATCCAACATTCGTTTCCACTGTAAAGTTTGGTAAAACGAAATATGGCAGATTAACATTAGTTCAAAGCGTTGGTTACTTTATAGAAGGTAAGCAAAATAAAAAAAGAGCTGCATTTAAATTTAAATGTGAATGCGGAAATGAAATAGTTGCAAGAGCAAAAGACGTTAAATCCGGTTTAATATCTTCTTGCGGGTGTTTAGCAAAACAGTCCAAATCTAATAATGGAAAGAAAAATGCACTTCCAGATTGTGCGGCAATAAAGACTTTGCTGTACAATAGATTTGTAAAGTCTTCCGAAAAAAGGAAAAAAGAAAATGAACTTTCTAAAGAAGATTTTTTAGAGCTAATACAAAAACCTTGTAATTATTGTGGGCATGATGCCTCAAACACTTTTAATTCTTCAAACATTTGTTCTCTACATTGAAATGGTATAGATAGAGTTAATCCTAAATTAGGTTATATAAAATCTAATGTGGTAACTTGTTGTAAACATTGTAATTGAGCAAAAAATAAATATACACTAGAAGAATTTAACGCTTGAATAGATCGCTTAGTTAATTACAGACTGTGGTCAACTTTAAATAGAGCAAAAACGGTAAACGGTGAGATTCCCAATACCGTGCTAACTTCTTTAATTGCGAAAGGTAAAGAAGCAGTGTAACGCATAGGTACTGAATAAATATAATGTACCCACGAGTGCTCTACAATCTAATAGATTGAAAATGTATGCTGAACTTATACGAAATGAAGTATAAGAACTAAAAGATAAAAAACTTTTAGGATAACAACTGCACAGATTACGATAACTAATGAATATAGAGGAACAACTTGGGATTAAGTTGTCCGTCCTCGTAGCAGGACTTATTGGAGGAATTGTTTCGTTAACTTATGAAACTAGATTATCTTTCTCCAGAGCCCTTCTATTAATAATAGGCGGTGCTTCCACAGCAGCCTATTTGCATCCAGTAATGTCGCACTACTTATCTGTAGACAATCAGTTTTCTTCCGGAATAGGATTTGTATTGGGACTTGTTTCCATGAAAATTATAAATTTTATAATGGCGAACGCTGAAAAAATACTGGCTAAATATGTAAATATAGATGGAACAAACACTAACCTTAATAAACCTGCTGGTGGTGCTGAGTAGCATGATAGCTACTGTTTATTTGTCACAAAATAAATTACCGAATGTACAAAAAGCACTTAAGTTGGGGAGTAAAGAGATGACGTGTTTTAGAGGCTTAGTAACTATTACTAACGCTGCTCAACTTGCTACATTATTGTCACCGGCAACTATAGCTGTAACAGCTCTTAATACGTTGTTACTCATTAACAAATTATACATTTCTAAAAAGTTACTTAATATGCGTCCTGAATAGCACGCAGACTTTTTGTTTAATGCAAATAAGAAGAAAGAAAATTTATGTCTAAATTAGTCTTCATTATGTCTATTCCTCGTCAAACAGCTACGGGAATATCAGACTGGGTTTCAACATCCTCAGGTCTTAAAATGAAAAAGACGAAAGTTGGTAGGGCTACTGATTCGTTGGTAGCCCTTCCTTCTCAAAAGATCGGAGGACTTGCAAACTATATATCATATAATTATAAAGTAGATCCTGCAACAGGACAAGTAGAAAAAGACGAGAATGGTGAACAAATAACTATTCAAACTTTTCTAGAAAAGAAGTGGGGTAAGCCCAAAGGATTCTTTTCAAATGCACTCCCACCTAAAGATTATAAAGGATCAGGTTCAGAACTTGGTTATTACTTTAATAAATCTTGGCAACTACTAGATGGAACAACTGTTTTAGATCTTTCTAAAATGGATGATGAAATAGGTTATTATGTAATGCTCGCATCATCTAAAGTTGCTAATTCTGAAAAAGAATGGAGGGAACACAAGTGGCCAAAGGCTACTCATTATATTGCTCTTGAAAATGAATCTGAAGAAATCAAGTATAAGCGTACGCAAGCTAAAACTAAGGCGTTCTCTTCTTTACATGATTCACATCTTACAGATTCAGTAAAACAAAAACTTATTGCGCTTCTTGATGTTGCAAGTAGCCGCACTAAACTATCTACAGAACAGATCCACAATTTGCTCTTTGACTATATTGACGCAACAACCTCGCCCGCAGGCAAGAACATAGATAAGTTTAACCACTATATGTCGTTACTTAAAACTGCTGATGGTAAGGCCAAGTTTGAGGTTATGTATATGTTAAAGCAAGCTCAAGAGGTGAGGCTAGTTTACTCTAAACAAGATATCTGGACTTGGATACGAGAGAGTGGTGCTACTCTTGTAATTGGAGATAAATACTCAGAAGCAGTAGACTTCTTGCTTAACCCTAAGAAGAAAGACGAGTATGACGAATTGAAGGCTCAGATAAAAGCTAAGCTTTAATAATGTCTATCCAAGAACTACATTATCAATTTAAATTAAATTTAGATAGAATAGATTCACTTGCTAACCCTGACTTCAATCCTGCTGAAATTGACTTTTTGTTAAATGAGGCTCAGTTGATCTTTGTAAAACAAAGAATGGGGACAACTAATATGAAAAGATCAGGGTTTGAAACTCTTCAAAAAAGAATTGATGATCTTGGTAATTTAGTTGTTAATTTTCCAGTTCAACCTTACATAACTCCTACAGTAGTTTCTCCAGGTGTTTATGAAGTAGATTTAACAACAACGACTCTACCCTATTTACAACTAATAAATGCTTACGCTATTGTCACTAATGCAGATTGTACTTTAAGAGTTCCTCTTAAATTTACACAACATGATGACATAAACGAAGCCCTAAGAGACCCATTTAATAAAGATTCCAAAGAGTTTATACCATATAATATAGGAAAGAATTCTAATAATACAGGGTCATCTATTTATATATACAGTACACAAAATATAACTTCAGTAGCAGTTGAATATGTTAAGTATCCAAACAGAGTATCTTTTGGTAACTATGCTTACATAGATGGTATTACTTATCCGCCCTCTACCCTAGAGACCGCTGAGCATACTCATCGTGAAATTGTAGATATTGCTTGTCAGTTAGCTGCGCAGAATTCACTCAATCCAGAATACATTACAGTTAGAGAAAAGAAAACTGTAATACATGAATAAACCTTATTAAAACATGATCCCGACAAATTCACAAAAACGCGGTGTTGAAACTTTTGTTGTTGCTAAAGCAGCACAAGGTGCTCTTCCTACATCAGGAACTTTGGTAGGTTCTAACGGTAACATTAACCTTGCTGATGGTCAGCTTGGTATCGTTTCTGTTTCTCCTTACGGCGGAGTTGCTATGAATAGTTTCACAGACGCTACCCCTACGCTTACAGAAGCACCAGTAATTGCTATTTACCAAGGTACTGAAAATTCTGCAAACGTTGTCGGATCTTCAGCTACTTATCCGCTGTGGGTCCGTCCGTTTGAGAAGACCCAAGATATAGATGGTCGCAGCACACAAATCATCGTTACTAAACAAGATTTCGTAGTTGGTTCCCATAACGTTTGGCTTCTTGGTAATGCTGAAGCAGCGACTTCTGGTAAAATAAACGTAGCTAATAACACTGAATACCGTTTGAACATTGGTTTCCGTTCACGTCGTTACGATGAACTGATGGCTACACAAGTTCAATCTGCTAACCTTACAATCTCTAAAACTACTCCAGACTTTACAGCTCTTAGTTATGCTACCGATGCTCTTAAGCGCGACTGGATTGTAACTAACTTTGGTTACGAAGTAAACCGCAACTCTACTGCATTCCTTTCTTTCAACCGCTATCGTGGAACTTCTCCAGTAATTGCTCTTGCAGTTGGTACTGACTCCTCAGCTGGTGTACTGATTAGTGGACTTAATGCAGGTTCTACTCTTGCAGTATTTACCTACAAAGGAATTGTTCGTAACATAGTTCTTACAGAAGAAATGGCTAGCTCAATCAAATCAGCTGCTCTTGCTGCAAATCCAAATCTTACTTACGTTTACACCATTGATCTTGCTAATGCAGGTTCTACAACCGGTGGTACAGCAACTGCTTTGCTTTTCGTAGCTCTTGATCACAAGCCAGTTTACGAAGATTGGATTCCTCAAGTTAAAGTACGTCTTCAGGTAGGTCTTCCTTCAGGTTTTGATTTTAACACTGTTCAAGTTAAAGAACTTCGTTCAGCTAACGAAGGACAAGGTTATGCTCGTCAACTTAACCTGTGGTACCAAAACACTGCTGGTCAGCGTAAGTACACACAGAAACACAGTACTGATCCAGTCATCAACTTCCCATCACCGGTAGTTACTGGTCAACAGTATGTTACATACATCATTAATCACGGTGAAGTATCTAACCCAGATATAAACTCACTTGTTTACTCTCCAAAGCGCGAGGTTGTTTTGATACCACGTTATTCTACTGGTACTACTACTAACCCACTTATCGCTCTTTTTGATACAGCAATGAACAGCTGGTTAGAATCTACTAAAAACACAGCTATTAAAGAATAATCACCTAAAGGGGGATGGGGAAACCCGTTCCCCTTTTTTATTTCCCATAAAACTACTCTATTATG